GAACGAGGCCCTTGTCGGTCAGCACCGAAGGCTGGCAGAAGCGGGCGTAGTCGTCGCGCGAACGCGGCGCATAGACGTTGCGCCCGTCGATGCCGGTGTGGGGTTGGCCCCAGTGGGCGAGGTGACCGTAGATGTGGCACCAGCCGTGCTCGTCGGGTTCGCCGACCATGATCTTGTGCGGGATGTCGGGCTCGGGGGTGTGGAAGTAGTCGAAGCGCGGCAGCCCCTCGACGCTCAGCCCGGCCGCCACCTCGAGCGCGGTGTGACCGTCGGCCATGAACGGAATGTCGATCACGAGCGGCTCGGCGATGCCGAGAGAGGCTGCGATCTCGTCGTCGATTACTTCCATGCGGGCATTGCGGAAGGCGGGCATGGCGACGAGCGTCGTCTTGCCGAACGACCACACGTTGAAGTGGATGTCGGCAGACCAGTCGTCGTCCCACCAGTCGCCGTGCTCCTCGATCGTGATCCCGTCGGCGGGGATGTCGGCGAGGTCCACCGAGTTGTGGTGGAGGGCCTTGGAGACCGCCGCCAGTTCGGCGAGATGCCCGTCCGGGGTGTCGGCCAGGAACCCACGCCCCGACATCGTCTGCGACTCACCGTCGATGGTCACCTCCCACACCGATCCGACTGCGGCGGCCTGGTCGTGGCCGAACGTGTCGAGATACTGGAACGAGAGGGTGCGCGGCAACTCGCGGCTGTTGGCGCCGTCGGAGTGCAAGAAGCGCGAGATGTATCCTTCGCCGGTTCCTTCGTCGAGCCGGGCGAGCTGTGGGAACACGACCTCGCGGAAGTTCCCCTTCGGGATGCTGTCGGGCATCTTGCCGAACTTGACTACACGGGCCATCAGCCGGGCTCCTTCGATTTCGGGGTGTCGCTATCGCGATCGTCGGGGCTCCCGGGGTCACCGGCTCCCGGTCCGACTTCTTGGTCGTCGGCCGGCGAGTTCGGATCTGGTCCGGGTGCTTGGCCCCATGCTGACGCCTTGTCCCAGTCGACTTCAATGCCGTCCAGGCCGTGGGTCGCCAGGATCGGGTTCTTCATCGCCCACCCCAACTGCTGCACATATTCGGTCGGTGACGGCGCTGCGGTCTCGGGGACACCTGACAGCAGACGCAGGTAGGCGAGGCTGACGGCGCCGCGATCGGCGAGTTGGCGGGCGTCTTCGTCGGCGTTGGCGCGCACCGAGGCTTTCGACAGGTCGTACCAGACCCGCCACTGCATGATGTCGGCGGCGGTGCGGCCCTTCTTGCCGCGGTTGGCGAGCGCAGGCCACAACACGAGCCGGGTGAGGCCGTGGCACATCGAATCCAGATCGGGCTGGACGGTGATGCGGCGCTCCTCGTCCGAGACCGCCCACATCCCCCAGTGGTTGGTGCCCTCACCGCCGTTGACGGCCTGCTTCTGCTGGTCGAGCGCCATCAGGATGCCTTCGATCAGCTCGGCCCGCAGCTTCAGGTCGGTGTCGGCGATCGTGGCTTCTTCGATGATGTGGGCGACCTTGTCGAGCACCGCCGCGGGACCCTTCAACAGGATCGGCATGGCGGCGAGGCCCTGAGCATGGTTGGTGACGTTGGTCGTCATCACATGGATCAGGTAGTTCATCACCTTGTCGGCCGAGTAGAGACCGTCGCGGGGTTTGTCGCCGGAGATCGCGGCGTCTTGGATCTCGTTGGGGATGAGCAGGATGCCTGAGTGAGCGAAGCGTGAACGCAGCCGCGCCGAGATCGAGTCACGCAGATCGGAGAGCTGTTCGCACATCCCGGCGATGGCTTGCATCGGGCTGAACGAATCCTCGACGAACTCGGGGTCGGGTGCCCAGATCCGCCCGTAGAAGTCGTCGGGCTGGATCTGGTAGGTGAACGCCCCCCGTTCGCCGTTGGAGGTGCCGAAGCGTGCCAGGCGCGCCGTGATCGGCTTGCCGTCTTTGGCGAGGGTGCCCGGGTCGGCTTCGGATGCGATCTCCGACGCAGACCAGAACCAGTAGCCGTCGGGGACGTCGTTGGCGGCTTGGAGCCCGGTCAGGAACGACTGGCCGGGGACTTTCATCAGCGAGTAGTAGCGCTCGATCAGGCCGCGGGTGCCGCCGTAGCGCGACGTGATCCCACCCACCACTTCGGCCTCGACGCCGGAGGCTTTCTCTTGCACGATCTCGTTCTGAGAGTTGACTTTGACGGCGCGCAGTTGCGCGTATCCGGCGATCCGCGCCGAACGCATCACCGAGAATCGGATCTCGCCGACGCGGCGGAAGTTGAGCCACGCCTTCGCCACGTCGCCGGAGGTGTCGGAGGTGACCGCCGACAGGTAGGCCCGGTCGAGTTGATTGCGGACGTCGATCGAACGCGCCGCGAGTTGGATGCCTTCGCGCACCACCTCGGCGGGGGCGCGGTGGGCCTGGTGGCCGCGCACGCTCATCGCTTCACCTCGCGGGCCATGATGATCTGCGCCAACTCGAGATCGGGTTCGGGGCTCTTGGCTCGGACCGCGATCTCGACCGGCCACGGGTTCAAACCCAGCTTGCCGCGTTCCTCTGCGAGCAGCACGTCGTACAGGTCACCGAAGATCGTCGATAGCCGTTTGCGGGCGTTCTCGCGGGCTTTGGCTGCCAGCTTCTTGCGTTCGATGCGTCCTTCGGTGAGCACTTTGCGCCGGTGCTTGCCGCGCGGGCCTCGGCGTTCGGGGACCCTGAACCGGCGACCGTTCATCACCAGTTCGATGGTGGCGGCTTTGCGGCGGAACTCAGCGGAGAAACACTCGTCGCAGATGCCCCCGGTGACCCTGGCGACTTCGGCTCTGACGGGGCGGGGTTCATGGCCGCGGTCACAGACCACGTAGCCTTCGATCAGGACGCCTGCGCTCACGCGAGCCGATGCTACATGTGCGGTCTAGGCGCTTCGCTGTCTCTGGCGGTAGCGATGGGTGCGCTCCAGTGCCGCCGCGCGACGACGTTGCGCCCGCTCGGACTCCCACGCCGCCCTCTGAGCATCGTTTCTGCGACGCCGGAACTCGAACAGTTCGGTGACGTCGGTGGGCGGTTGTAGGGGCACCGGAGCCGCGATCCTCGCGGGGGCGAAGCATTGATCGACGAAATCTTTGGCGATCACGCAGCACGAGGTGAGGTGACGGCCCGAACAGATCTCGCACGCATCCATCAGATCTCGACCCCGTACTTCGCCGCGATCTCCTCAAGCGACAGAGGCTGATTTTTTGGGGGTAGGGGGTCTTTGCTCAGACAGTCTTTACTTCTGCGGCGGTTATCCAGGCGTGGCTTACCCGGGCGTGGATAATCACCGCATGGTGCGACCTCGGCTGACGCGCTCGACTCCCTGATCACAGACTCCCAACGGACAGTGCCGTCGCCGAGGCGAATCTTGCGTCGCGTCAGGTACCCCGCGGCCTCCAGTTCCGAGAGCCCCTGGCGCACCGAATGCTCGCCGTCGGTGCGGACGCCAGCCAACTGGCGGTAGCTGATCGTCCAACCGTCCGGCTTCGAGAGCAGGAACGCGAGCAGCCCGACAGCCTTGAAGCTGAGGCGCTCGTCTTCCAGCGCGGTGTTGTCGACAATCGTGAACCGTTGCCGACGTTCGACCCTGAGAGTCGTCATGGTTTCTGCCCTTTCGGTGACTGCACCGGGCGGCTACGATGAGACCCGGCGTCGTGGATGTCGCCACAGTACGACTCGCAGAGCCCGGGATCAAGGTCCCGGGCTCTCGTCGTTCAGGAAATGTTTGCGCTCCGTTTGCGACCAGGTATATGATCCCTTCATGGCAGGGAATGAGATCCTCGACGCACTCGCACAACCACTCCAGGAGCCCCCGCCGAGACGCCGAGCCCAATACCAGCACACCATCGCGTTCCGCTGCACCAGCGAACAGATGATCGCCGCCGACGCCCTGCGCTCCACCTTCCCGGGCGGCTCGATGAGCGAAGCATTCCAATGGTTCCTGTCATCCGCTGCGGGACGCGAACTAATCAGCCGGCGCATCAAAGGCGAAGTCGCGTGACCCGCTACTGGCGTGACCGGAGACGCTGGATGAAGCGCCTCAGCACCCTCACCGACCCTCACGAGATCCGCTCCCACCTGGTCGAGGCACCCAACTCGTGGGTTCACGAAGCGTACGAACGCTGGCCTGCGGTGCGGGCGATCGCTACTTCAGGCGTTGCTGTAGCTGACGGACGTCATCAGGCGTCAACGCCTCCACACACAGCCTCGCGAACTGGTTCCAGTTGAGGCCGGTCTCCGCGAGAAGCTTGTCTTTGCGGGCCTCCTGCTCGGGGCGGAACACGACCGACCGGACCGTGCCCGTTTTCCCCTTCGTCGTTCCCACGGTGAAGAATCATACACATAGCGAAAGTGGGGCGCCATGAGAGGCGTGACGGACGACATCGTCGGCCAACGATTCGGATTCCTGACAGTCCTGACGGCGATCGCCGAGCATGGTGCTTCCTGGGCTGTCTGTCATTGCGAATGCGGCGGGCTGACGTACACCAGGACGTCCCGGCTCAAGGTTGGCAAGACGCGATCGTGTGGCTGCCTGCGTGGCCGGAACCGGCTCGTTGTTGCGGTCCCGAATCCATCGCTTCCACCACGGACCCGATCGAGACGAACGCTCGTCGAGCGGCGACTCTCGGACATCTGGTCGACCATGCGCGCCCGGTGCTACAACCCCCGGCATCACCGGTGGCCGTGGTACGGCGCGAAGGGGGTATCGGTCTGCGATGAATGGGCTGAGTTCGGGAACTTCTATGACTGGGCCGTGACTGCCGGCTACGTCGACGGGCTCACGATCGACCGGATCGACAGCACAGGCAACTACGAGCCTGCCAACTGTCAGTGGATCACCCGATCCGAGAACTCGCGCCGGGCGCGGTACAAGCAGCGATACGGGGTCGAAGCCCCGGCACGCATCTCCGACATCGATCTCGCCAACTTGAGGAGCCCAGACGCATGAGCTATGTGACGATCTGCCCTCAATGTCGGGAGCAGGACTCGATGGTGCACGAGGCCAACGAACTCGGCGGCGAGACGCGCTGCGGGGCCTGCGGCCACCGGTTCGGTGTCTGGCTCGACAAAGGCAAACTGGACTTAGGGCTCATCCCGCCGTCGAAACCCCCGAGCGCCTTCGATGTCTTCTTCGAGAAGTTCGAGACGATCCCCAGTTCCGGTTGCGGCTCGCTGAGAGCCCACATGCGCCCATTGACGCGGCGCGAGTTGATCTGGCGTCACTTCCGCACACGCCTGTCGATCCGGCCCTCATGGAAGCCGTGCATCCCGATCTCGTGCCCGCCGATCGAGGAGCACACGATCAACTGGACGTCGGACCCCCATCAGTGAAGCGGTGCAAGAACGAAACCTGCACCGCACCAGCGGGGGCGAAGTCCTACTGTTCGCGGCGCTGCCAGTTGACGACGCGCAACATCGGCCACCGCGGACAGCTCCCCGACATCTGGGTGGGGATGGACACCGAACGTGCCCTGTGCGAACGCGCACGGACGCTCCAGATACCGCAGCGCCGACGGAAGCCGCCACACGACCTCGAGCCGGTAGCCGAACGCCCGC